TGAAACTTTCTCATTTGCTTCATAAGAACCATAGTACGCAATGCAGGCTTTAGTCTAGGAACTCCTCTATATATGGAGTGAAAAGAATTTTCTTTAATATGAATAATCTCATCGGGACTAAAAGTAACGTCATGCATTGTGAATCTTTCTATGTAAGTCTCTTTGCTAGAGTGTATTCGTACATCGCTGGCGGGTAAGTGATAGAGGTGTGCTCCATCAAAGTACATAAATATATTGCCGTCGATTAAGTAATCTGTAATTAAGTTGCGCTTGAAGCTGCTAATATCCTGATAAGGATTTGGTGATTTATTGAGTAGCTGCTCAACCTTCGAGGCTTTGACTCCGGGAACTACTCCACGAAAAGCATTATCACGGGATACCATAGTAGGAATCTCGGCTACATCATCAACAATCATATTTACACCACGATTTACTATTTCTAGATCTTCGTATGCAAGCTCGTAACTAAAGTTAGGCTCACGAGAAGACTCTATACCGCTATCCATATGAAATTGTGCAGGATTTAACTTCTCCTCAACTTCTTCCGGTTTGCCTCCAAATATATTGTTATACCAAGCCATGTTTTTCTCTTTGAATCTGTACCCAACGCATTTGCTTTTTTGCTGTGCCTAATCCGGGGTCTTTACCATAAATTGAGTGAAGTTTTAAATGATGAGTATGACATAGTGTAACTGTGTGGTCATATAGCTCAGCATGGTGCTCTTCTATAAAATCATCCCGAAGTGCTTGTATATACTCAGGATCGTGTTTGTTCTTTGTCAGCCATTGGTTTAGTAACGGTGTTAAACTATAAAAATGGTGAAAGTCAAGCTGTTCTGTCTCGCCGCAAATCCCACAAGCGGTGCCTTTCTCATACTTGGACTTTGCCTTGTCTCGTACATACTTTACAACATCACGTTTTAACTTAGGCATTTTCCATTGGTTCCTCAATTTTTATCTAAAGAATTATATCGGCTTTAGGGTGACTTGTCAATAACTATTTTTGAACAGGTATCGCTAGAAGGACACCTGTGCAGTTTCGAATGAGTATAGTCCATAGCGAAGACCATCTGCCATGTGAGATGCCATGTTGTGTTTCGGTTTTTCCTTCATAAGATTGGGATTAGGGTCCCATTGATACGCGTCAAGGCAAGATAAGGCCTCTTTACATTCTTGATCCACATATAGTTTGTCGTTGTCAACAATTCCCGAGACATATCCAATTCCGTCCAATACAGACTTCTTCGCGTTAATGGTGGAGATGTCGTAATTTTGCGCGAAATCGAACCGTGTTTGTTGAGCAGCTGAATCAATATAAATGAAATCAATATCCCAGCGATCAATGAGTCTCTTGATCTCGGTAGCATGTTGTTCCGTCGTTCTCTCTGCATTTAAGTATTCGTCCACTAAGTAGTATTTGTCTTGATCCCAATCATAGGCTATTACACATAATGCGGTGGGATCCTTGTAACCCACATCCAGGCCTGCGAAAACATCCATATTACTAGTGTCTAACTGAGAAAAATCTTTTACTTGAGTTTCAAAGTTAAACTTCCATATCTGACCTTCATAAGTATTAAAGTCAGCTTCGTACTCTTGTTTAAATTCTGCTTCTGACATAGACTTACGTGCTTCTGCTATATCAGTTTCTGACATACGAGGATTATCTCTATAAGTTGCTCTTATACTGCACCACTCCGGAAAGTCATCAGTAAAGCCACGGTAGAAAAACTCTGAGAACCAGTTATTCCTTCCACGAGGTGTAGAAATAAAAATTGCTTTTGAGTTTTCTTTATCGAGCGTGGGACGAAGTGCGACATTGAAGGCGTCTTTACCATCTGCTAGTGCGGCTTCGTCAAAAATAATAAGATCGTAAGATCGGCCAACACAAGAATCAACTTGATTGACCGAACCCATTCTTACTGTAGAACCGTTTGATATTTCGATAACTTTGTCTTTTGCGTTATCTTTTGTAACTTCTAAATCAAAATGTTTAATTAGGTTTCTTTGTAGATCAAAAGAGATCTGAGACAAAGAATAGTTTGGTGACATAATTAAGATATTAGAACCAGGCACTAAGGACACGAGCTGTCCAATAATGTTGGCAATGTAGGTTTTGCCTTGCCGACGGGAGACGGCGGCAGAGACAAAACGGTATTTTGGATTGTTAATCGCATTGATAATTGCTATCTGCGACGGCAACGGTGTGACGTTCAATAAATCCAAGTATGGACCTATTGGAAGTTTCAAGAACTTTGCCTCAGACCCTAATTCAACTATTTGATCAGAGATTATATCTCTCCGACTTACTTCAACTGCCATATTAATCTTCTTTTTTCAGTAGTGTCCAGATTCCATAGCCTAATCCAACCCAGGCCATCATTTTTGCCAAACCACCGAACAGTATTACTGATCCGCAGATTCCTATTAGCACTGCACCATCCCAAGTGGTACGTTCTTTCATGAGTAGTTTTAAATATTTCATGGTATTGCTTTCCTGTTTGCGCCCCATGCTACAAAGCCTACTGCGAATAAGGCCATCCATGCTAAGTAGTTAAGAACCTTGAAGCCATTGACTTCTATACAAATATCTCGAAATACTACATCCAACTCTTTTTGTGACATTCTTTCTGTATGAGTACCGTCTTTCTTTTGTAAACATCCATGTCTATATCCGTAGTCATGAATTAAACCACCCATAAGTAGTACGCCTACTGGAGATAAGAAAGTTGCAAGAAACTTAGGAACAGAGGCACCGTCAAACTGGAAACCTGCTGGTACTTTGTACTCTTCGCCTTTCATACTATAGTGAAAGTCTTCTGTGACTATCCACTGTCGAGTGGTCATTAACCACATTAAGATACCTTTCCAGAACCCTTTACCTTTTGTTGCAATCGGTACGGGTGTCATCTTCGGCATCATTGGGTATTTAAACTCTACCCTTACTTCTTCTTTTTTATCGAAGCTGTTTATTACAAATCCAATTATAACAAGTGCTCCTAGTATAGTCCACTGCCAAAAAGTCATTGCTAAATCAAGTAACATTTCCATTATTTTTTCCCTGCATATGCATTGGCTCCAAAGAATGCGGAAACCAAAGCCGCGATAGCTACAAAGTAAGTGGGAGCAATATCACCAATTATTTTTGCGGCGCTATCCAGACCAAATAATGATGTGCAAAAAATGCCGAAAGGATAAAATAACATTCCCCACAAGGAAAACCATGTCATCTTTCTCATTGCATCACGCTGTGCATCTTGATCTTCTAACTCTTTTCTTCGAAACTCAAGGTACATTTGTTGTTCAGTGTCAGATACTGATCCGTCACCGTTTGTGTCTGCGGGATGAAACCCAGTTTTTTCGTCTACCATTTAACTTTATCCGCCCAATATGCCGCTGACATTTTGCCTTTGGCTATATTCTTAGCGTGTCTCGCTTTGAAAGACGCTCTTTTTCTTTTCATTGCTTCTGATTCGCCGGCCTTCGGCTTCCCTGCCGTTTTAGCTCCCTGCTGACCGAAACGAATTGTTTTAATCTTTCCTCCAGACTTGGCTACTACAATATGGGACTTCTTGGCGTGTCCGGGTGTACGTTTGGGTTTGTTAAAACCTGATACACCTGCTCTTTTTAATCGAGAGTCTTTCTTTTTACGACGCTTTACTGCCATCGGTTTTCTCCATGAAGCAATTACGCTGCCTGCCGTTCCCTAAAGCTTGTTGACACCAATCGAGTTCTTGGATGACTCTATTGTACCAGAGTGAGTCATATTCATTATTATTAGGGTTATCGCGTTCTTGAATAAGTTGATCCATACGCATTCCAATATAATCAGGTTGTTTACGTCTTGCCATTTATCCTCTCCTTCGTCGCTTCATAGTAGCTTTACGCTTCTTTTTCACGAAAGTCTTAACCATAGTAGGTTTACCTCCAGGATTGCCAGCTCTTCTTTTTCTACTTATGGCTGATTTCTTTTGAGCCGCTGTCATACGAGCAGCTTTTCTTTTTGGTACGCACTTAGGGTACTTGCTACTTTTAGCTTTCCCTCTTCCACACTTGGCATAACCTCCGCCCTTTTTCGGGCGGGAGATATCTACCCACTCTTCTTTAAACCACTTTGTAAGACTCATTTTCTTACTCCCATTCTGTACTTGCCACCTCTTCTTTTATATTCTTTTACTAGAAATGCATTGGCATACGCTGAAGGGTATACTTTAAACTTTCTTTTTACTTGAGCCTTTACTGCTGAGTACAGTCTTTTATTTGTTGGAACTGGCTTTTTCTTTGCCACT